AGTTAGACGTGATCAAAATATTAGCGAAGTAGAAGCTGATATTATTGCTTCTACAGGAAGTGGTCCAATACCTAACAGAAGCGTAGAAGTTGCTAACCCTAGAATTGGTTCAACTCGTATAACACATTTTATGCTTACTGATGAAGAAGCAAACGAATTATCAACAGATCCAAGAATACTAGCAGTAGAGATACCACCTGATCAAAGAGACGATATTGAAATAGGTCTTAATTCTAGACAAGCAGGTAATTATTGGAGAGGAACATTTAACAGTGCTAATGATCTTAATTGGGGACTTAGGCGTTGTATAGATGCAACAAATCAATATGGTACAAGTACAACAATATCCGGAGACTACCTTTATACATTAACAGGTGCTGGCGTTGATATTGTAATACAAGATAGCGGTATACAGCCAGGACACCCTGAATGGGAAGATGAAAACGGTGTTACTAGACTAGTACAACATGATTGGTATGGAGTAAGTGGAATAGCAGGAACACAAAATGCAAACCACTATAGAGATAGAGATGGACACGGTACACACTGTGCAGGTATTGCCGCAGGTAAAACATATGGTTGGGCAAAACATGCAACTATATATTCACAAAAATTAGCAGGATTAGAGTTAATAGGTGCTACTGATGGTACTGGTATTCCTGTTGCAGATGCATTTGATAGTATTAGATTATGGCACAATAATAAAGTAAGCGGCAAACCAACTGTAGTAAACATGAGTTGGGGATATAGAAATACTTCAACTGTTGATCCTTCAAGCGGAACATACAGAGGAACTCCGTGGACATTTACAACACAAACTGATGCAGAGTTATTTACAGACTACGGTATAGTTACACCTAACGGAGATGGTAACAGAACATTCCCTGCACAAAATGCTTTTGCTGATGCAGAAGTTGAAGATATGATCGATGCTGGAATTCATGTTGTTATTGCCGCAGGCAATGATAGTTACAAAGCAGATGTTTCAACAGGCACTGATTGGAATAACTTTGTTTCTGTAAGCGGAATATCAAGACTATATCATAGACCCAGTTCACCGTATTCTGACAGAGCATTTAATGTTGGTAATATTAGTTATGTTACTAATGGCGGTACTGATCAATCAGCAAATTCTAGTAAAAAAGGACCTGGTGTAAACATATGGGCACCTGGTACTGAAATAATGAGTGCATCAAGCAACGAAGCTGATTCTGGATATACAACTTATGATTATCCAGATAACAGTAGTTACAAAATTATGAAAATAAGCGGTACGTCAATGGCGGCACCTCAGATAGCAGGACTAGCGGCATTACACTTACAAGCAAATTCATTACAAACACCAGAACAATTAGTTACATTAATGACTAGTGTTAGTAAAAGTGTAGTTTATGAAACAGCAAATAATGATTCAGATTATGATAATACTAGAAGTATTTTAGGTTCACCTAATAGAATGATGTTTAGTAGATACGGCGTAGAACGTCCGTACAGAACAAATGGATCTATGACATTTACCAATTCACTAGCAGTGTTAAATGAAGACGGACCTCAATTAGAAACTAATGCTTGGCTAGATGACAATGGTACAAATGTAGCAGTATCTAGTATTGTATCAGGAATTGCTATTCAAGTTAACGCTGTACTTGCAAGCAACCCAGCAACACCATTTAATATACAAGGACGTCTAAGCGGCGCTACAACAACTGTATCTGCTGTAAGTGCTAACACAGGAACTGTATTAGAACTAGACGTTAACAACTCATTCGGATTTCAAGTAGGAGAAGGGCTGAACATTATTGCATAAATATTGTAACAGCAAGGATTAATATATGGCTTTAAATTTTCCAGACGCACCTAATGCAGACGATACTTATACTGAAGGTAGTGTAACCTGGGTATATGACGGCACTGTATGGAACATACAAGCAGGCGCGGCATCATCAGATCAAAACTTGTTTGCAACAGTTAATGCAGATACAGGAACAGTAACAGCATCTAATACAACTGATGCATTAACGGTTGCTGGCGGAACAAACGTAACTACTGCTATTGTTGGAAAGACACTTACTATTAATTCTAGTGCAGTAGGCGGCTCGTCAGATGTTATTAAAACAGTTACTACTGATGACGGATCATTTACAGCAAGTGGAGAAGCTACTTTACAAATTTTAGGTAGAACAAATATTTCTACAGAGCTTACTACTAATACAAACGAATTACATATTGATTTAGATGCACACAGTATTGACTTTTTAAGTGATGTTGATACAACAACTTCTGCACCAGCAGTTGGACAAGTATTAAAGTGGGATGGCACACAATGGGCACCAGGCTTTGACTCTACAACAGGCGGTGGCGGTACTGATGCAGATACTTTTGACGGATTTGACAGTACTTACTTTTTAAACTATAATAACTTAACCAATACACCAACTGTTGCTACACTATCAGACTTTAGTGTAGGCAATGAAAGAACAGCAGACGGTAACGGTGCTATTGAATATGATAATACAACAGGTGTGTTTAGATATACACCACCAACGCCCGGCGGCATTGGAGCATTAAGTGCAGAAGTAAATGATTTATCAGCGGCAGTTGTTTGGGACGATGTACCAGATGCAAATATTACACAATCAAGTGTTACACAACACCAAGCCGCACTAAGTGTAACAGAATCACAAATTACTGACTTGGGCAGTTATATTACAGACTACACTGTAGTTGCTAGTGACTTAAATGCTATTAGCGTAGGCGCACTTAGTGATGTTGATCTTACTGGAGTTGGTAACGGAGAAGTGTTAGCATGGAACAATACTAACAGTAGATTTGAACCAACATCTCCTGCAGGATCAGGCGGTATTGCATTAACAGATTTAAGTGTAACAGCAAATGCGGCAAGCGGTACAGGCGCACTTGTGTATGATAATACTACTGGAGCATTTACTTATACACCACCTGCGGCAGGCGCAACTGAGATTAACGATTTAAGTGATGTTACTATTGCTTGGGTTGGTAACTTACCATTAGATAATAAAGGACAGTTATTAAGTTGGACTGGTAGTACATTTATTAACTACACAGGTACTACTATTGATAAGATTACAGAAAACACATTAGTAGAATTTCAAGTTGGTAATGTAGGTACACAGTCTTATAATTTCTTTCCACACTATTCAGGACAAAATCCAACGATATATGTAATGTCAGGTACAACAGTTTCGTTTAAATTAGACGGAGCCCAAGGACATCCATTTGCTATACAAGATCCTACAGGAACTACAATTACAGATGCTACACAAATTTTCCATGTACAAACTAATGGTAATAAAACTACTGGCTCATTAGCACAAGGTAGATCAGAAGGTGTATTGTATTGGAGAATACCTGAAACTTATTCAGGTGGTTATAGATATCAGTGTACTGCTCACCCTGCTATGGTTGGATCAATTCAAATAAAAAGATTTAGTCAAATTTAAGTAGACTATTTAACTCACGTCTTAGATCAACAGTTTCTTTAATAAGAGAATTAATATTAGCTAGTTTAGCATGTCCTCTACTAGACGAATGTACTGTATCTATATTTTTTATTTTATCTTTAAGAGTTGCAAGTAACTGTTCGCAATGTAGTTTTCCTTTTGAATTAGTTACTTGTGTAATTGCTTGTTCCCAACGCAGAATATCTTCTACATAGTCGTTATGCTGTGCTAGTGTGCGCAAGTTCTTCTCCTGTTGGAGTTAAGTTATATATGTCAGCATCATCGTCAATGTCGCCAACTTCAGTAAAACTACCACTAGGACTTAGACATTCAATACTTGCAGGCATAAGTGCCGGTATATTAAATACTTGTCCTTCTTTTAAATTTGATTCAAATAATGCGCCTGTTGCAGTATCAATGTAATTAAGTTTAAAATTACCATCATTAATAAACCAACTTTTATTTTTAACTTTATGAAAGTGCATACTAGTTTTATTAGGTTTGTTAAAGCCTACAATTTTACTATAGTATGAATCTGTTTTAGCCCATGTTGCTTCGTAACCATAGGATGTTTGTTTTACATTTTCTGTCATTTATTCCTCTAGTAAATCTATAACTTGAAATACTGTTTCTAATTTAGAAAGGTTAGTTTTATTTTGTAGTGTATTACGTAGCCCTTGATGTAACGTCTTTGGCCAACACCCAAAATCAACCCATGCATACCCACTGTGTTCTTGATTAAGAATAGGAATAAACTCTCCTGTACAGCATACAAGGTATGTATGAAAATTAAACTTTGCATCATTAGATACAAAAGTTTCTAAAGGAATAGTTTTTACAATAGGAGTTGTTTCAGTTACTTCTTCGGCAATCTCTCTTTTGAGGGCTTCAAATGGTGTTTCACCGTTTTCGCTACCACCGCCAACAAGTCCCCAAGTACCGGCAGTCTTACCACCAGCTCTATGTAAAAATAAAAAACGTTTAGTGTCAAGAGCATAGAATAGTGCTCCACTACAAATTATCTTGTTCATACTAGTAATTAGCCGTCTAGTTTAATTGACCAGTCACCTTTGGCATATTCACCGTCTACACTTAGTAGCCATTGATCGCCGTCCCAGTAGTATTGTACACCTGTATTAAGATTTGTAGTATATAAAGTAGTAATTACTTCATCGTTGTATATAAGTTTATCAGCACTTGCATCAAATACTATTTGCCATGCAGTGCCATCCCATTCAATAATATCATTGGAGTTTGCAACAAAGTCTGTTCCGTTTGCATTTTTCCAAGCATCAGCACCATCTGTATTTGTTGTGCTACCAATGCTACCTAATATTAATAGTCTTAGTCCTGCTACTTTAGCAGTAGTTGGGTCATAACGTAACGGATCAATAATAAAGTCTATACTTGAATGTTGATTTGCATTACGTGCAGGGCCTTGTACAGTGCTGTTACTAGGCAATGTATCTTTATCAAAGTCAATTGTAAGTTTAGTTTCGTCTAATGGATTAACAGTAATACGTCCTGCAAGCATTCCGTTTATATCGGGCTTTCTAAAGTATGCAATACTTAACCCTGCTCTATAAGATCCTAATAATGCATCAAAATGGTCTCCCCATTTTATATTACTAGGCAATCCGTTTTTAAGAATTTGTGCTTGTCCATTTAAAATTAATATTCTATGTTGTGTATAACTTTTTACTACTTCTTTAGCATGTCTAGTTTTTTGTTTTCTTGGATTCATTATACCGTCACCGTCACTAGGTGCCGCACCTGTATCAACAACATTAGTAGTGTTATCTAATGTATCTTGTACAACAGTTTCAGTCATTCCGCCCATACTAAACAAATTAGTACCTTGTAACATCTGTTCAAAATCAACATATCCGTCACCGTCAAAGATACTAGTAACAATATTTGTAATAACGCCTAAACGTTTTACTTTTGCTGGAGGACTAATATAAATTGGAGTACTAAATGTCATTGATCCAACATCTATTTCGCTGTCAACACCTGTTGGTATTGAACGACTACTAAAGTTAACACTATCAAGCATAATAGTTGTTAAACTAGTCCAGTCTAAATAGTTGTCAGTTGTTTGTATATCTAAACTTGGATTAAAGAGCATTAATATTTGCTCCATAATTTGTAATTTCATATCTGTGTTTGTTGACCATAGATCAACATTTACAGTTAGCCTATATGGTGTTGGCATTAAACGTTCTACAGTATATTGTTTACCTGCTTGATCAGTATAGTCGCCTGCACCATCTTTTGCACGTTCTCTAATATGTCTTTTGTTTACATAACTAGAATCACTAGTACGATCTCTATCTAGTTCTAGTCCTGTAATATAAACAGCCATACGTGGCGCACTAGGTATTTTATTTTCTGAATTGTCTCTTAATATTGAGCCTACTTGTCTAGTAAGATCTCCGTACAATACAGGTACTTGCTTTTCAGTACCATCACCTGTTTGGTAGCTAAAGTTACTGAACAGACGCATCATCTGTACAAGATACTTTCTTATTTGTCCGTCATAAAAATGTTCAGCCATTAGTTATCTGCCTTAGGTTTTAATACTTGTGAAAGAGCTTGACGTTGTTGTGTTCTTTCATTGTAAAGTGTTATTGTGTGCAGTCCTGCATTTTTAATAGCAGTAGCACTTGGTAAAGTTAATTTTACAAGTTGTGTACTGCCGTCTTGACTTGTATATGGCTTTAGTATTCCAGGATAGTTAGTAGCACTATTCATTGGATAGTCTACAACTGCATAACTAACCATTTCGTTGCCATCTCTATTGTCGCTAGTATATTCTATTTTTATATATTTTGCTGACATATCAGCAATGTCTGTTAGCAACTCAGTTTGTCCAACTGTTAATTGCATAAAGTCTGTTGCTATTGGAGTATCGTATAGATAAGTGTCTACATCATTAATAAACGATCCTCTTAGTGTATCTTTAGTTCCGTTATTCATTGGAGCTCTCTTAACATCGTGTACTTTTATCCAACGATTTTTTTCGTATCTAAATAACCTTTGAGGTAAAAAGTCTGTTCGCATAAAATAGTCACCGTCTACAGAGTTAACTGGAAAACTTATACCACTACCAAATTGACTTCCGTTAGGTGCAAATTCGTCACCTATTAATAGTCCATCATATCCGTGTCCTCTAGGTGTTGCTTTGTCAGTTATTGTACTGCCATCATCAGCAACCTGTTCTACTGCGGCTCTACCTGTATCTTCATCTACTGCAAGTGTATATAATGCTGTATCTGTATCATACCCGCTTTTAGGAGTATTAGTATTTGCTTCTGCAACTACAGCATTGTTAACATTCATTTCTGCTTCGAATGTTGATAATACATCACGTAATGTACCATCTTCTGGATAGTCTTCACTTGCTGGTAAGTCAAGTATATCTTTGTACTCTTGACTGTCTACTATTTGTTTTAATTTAAGTCTATATAAGTGTGGATACCAAGTTGGTGAAAAGCCTTCTGCGGCTCTATTAATATCTTCAATAACATAAAAACGCTTTAGTGCAACACTAAAATCATTCATA